TGCCAAGTTCAACGATGGCGCAAAGTTCCTCGAAAGCGCTTCCGAATACAAATGGGTTTGGCCCACAGGCGAAGAACTGTTGTTCCGCCACGTTAAGAAGCTGACGGATTATGACGGCTTCCACGGTCACGAATACCCGTTCATTGGATGGAACGAACTAACAAAGTATCCAACGCCGGAACTTTATGAAAAGTTCATGTCGTGCAATCGGTCGTCATTCCGTCCCGATTTGCATGCCCCATTCATTGACGAAAAGAACGGAATCCGGATGCAAGTTCCGGAAATCCCGCTTGAAGTATTCAGCACAACGAACAGCAATGGCCCGGGTCACTCATGGGTCAAGCGTCGTTTCATTACGCCTGCCGCGTCGGGCGTCGTTGTGTTCAAGGAATCTGAGGTTTTCAATCCGCGAACTCAGAAAGACGAAATCATCACGAAGACGCAAGTTGCGATCTTCGGTAGCTATCGCGAAAACATTTACCTTGCGCCTGAATACGTCGCAGAGCTTGACGCAATCACCGATGAAAACTTGCGCAAAGCTTGGTTGGAAGGATCATGGGACGTTGTGACCGGTGGCGCTTTCGATGACCTGTGGCGCGAAAAGGTTCATGTTGTCGATAGGTTCGTCGTTCCGCAAACGTGGCGCATTGATCGTTCGTTCGATTGGGGTTCTACGCACCCGTTCGCCGTCCATTGGTGGGCAGAAGCTGACGGCACAGAAGCCGAAATGATGGACGGTTCCAAATGGGCGCCGGTTCGCGGTTCGCTCATTTGCATTGCAGAATGGTATGGATGCAAAGAAATCGGTCTGAATAAAGGCTTGAAGCTGTCCGCAAAAGATATCGCAATTGGCATTATCGAGCGCGAAATATGGATGCTTCAAACCGGTTGGATACTGGCGCAACCGCTCGCCGGCCCGGCCGATAACCAAATCCGGCAGGTTCGAGAAATCGACGTTGACACCATCGAAAAGAAGATGGGTGACGAAGGCGTCCGATGGACTGAAAGCGATAAGTCGCCCGGTTCGCGAATTATTGGTTTGCAATTGGTGCGGGATCGCCTAGAAGCCGCTGTTCGCGGCGAAGGACATGGCCTATACTTCACGCGAAATTGTGAGGCAACGCTAGAAATCTTCCCCGGTCTAGAACGCGATCCGGAAAAGCCGGACGATATCGACACCGATTCGGAAGACCACATTTACGACAGTATTCGTTATCGCTGTCTCACTTCTACGAATCGTTACGCAACCAGCATCGCGACCGCTTTTGCGCATTGAAAAGAAATACCATGCCCATTTCGAATAAGCTTTCCGGTGTCGAATTTCAACGTCCGGAGTTTCGCGAGTTGCTCCCGATTTACGAAACGATCAACGATTGCTTGGCGGGTGAGCACGCCATTAAGCGCCGTCGTCAGAAATATCTGCCGATGCCGAATGCCGACGACACTTCGAAAGAAAACCTGTCGCGATACAACGCGTATTTGCAACGCGCGATCTTTTTCAATGTGACCGCAAAGACGCACGGCGGCGCGGTCGGGTTCATGTTCATGCGTGAACCCGTCGTTAAGCTTCCGCCTGAATTGGAAGCGATGGAAGACGACGCGACGGGCGAAGGCGTTCCGCTTTGTCAAGCCGCAAAGGAAGCCGTTGCGTCCCTGGTCGCGAAGGGTCGCGCGGGCGTGTGGGCAGACTACCCGGCCACGGGCGGCGCAACGACCGTTGCGGATGTTGACGATGGCGTCCACCCGGTAATCCGCATTTACAAAGCGGAAGATATCGTAAACTGGCGCCACGAAAAGATTAACAACGAATGGGTTTGTACCCTCGTTGTTCTGCGCGAGGAAGTGGACGTTTCGATTGATAACCAATTCGAAACGCATCGGCAAATTCAATATCGCGTTTTGGAGTTGACGAACGGCGTTTACTACGTATCGGTTTGGAAAAAGCCGGTACAGATTTACGGCGCTATCAATCAACCGGTTGGCACGGTTGGTCAAATCGCGTCCGGTGTCTACAGCGTGACGGAAGGCCCCGTTGCACCCACGGATGCGCAAGGCAAGCCGTTCGATGAAATCCCGTTCGAATTTATGGGCATTTGGAAGAACGTTGCGAAGCCGGATCAACCGCCGCTTTACGACATGGCGGTTTTGAACCTCGGTCACTACCGCAATTCAGCGGACTACGAAGAATCGGCGTTCATCGTTGGTCAACCTACCCCTTGGGCGTCGGGCCTTACGCAAGATTGGGTCGAAAACGTCCTGAAAGGCAAAATCGCAATCGGCGCGCGTGGCATCCTGCCGCTTCCCGTGAACGGTCAAGCCGGCTTGCTGCAAGCCTCACCGAACACGATGCCGAAAGAAGCGATGGACGCCAAAGAAGCGCAAATGCGCGCGCTCGGAGCCAAGCTAGTTGCAACCGATCCGCAATCGCCGGACAAGACCGCCACCGAAGCAAGCATCAACAACGTTGCCGAAACGTCCGTTCTGTCGAATGTGGCAAACAACGTGTCTTGCGGCTTCGAACGGGCCTTGAAGTGGTGCGCCATGTTCACGGGTTCTGCCGTGACTGAAGACACGTTGCAATTCAAGGTTCATTCTGACCTTGGATTGTCGCAAATGACGGCGCAAGATCGCGCCCAACTTATCGCCGAATGGCAAGCCGGCGCGCTGACTTGGCAAGAAATGCGCAATGCGTATCACCAAGCCGGCATTGCAACTGAAGACGACGAAAAGGCAAAGGAAGATATCGCCAACGACAAGGCGAAGGAAATGCAATCGATGGCGGTAAACAGCATCGCCCCGATTATCCCGGGATCGGAAAACGATCCGGCAGCGAACCAACTGCCGCCGAACGACAAGAACAAGCCGGGCGGCCCGAATGGAAACTAACCGCCGTTACCATGATGTTCTGACGCGTCATCAAATTTACGTCGAATGTGTGAAGCTTGGCATTGCCGCAAGTTTTAACGCGTTTGCCGCAAAGCTGATTCTGTTGATTCGCGTAAAGCTTGCCGCGTTGAGTGTCAAGACGTTGGATCAACTGACGAAAGCGGAACTGAATGCGCTTATCCGCGACATTCACGCCGAACAAGCGAAGCTGTATGCCGCCTACGGCAATTCGACGCTTTCGCTTCTGCAATCGTTCGCGGATGAAGATATGGCGATGACGAAGTTTCTTTTCGCGTATCTCGACGCGGAAGGGAAAGGCGAATCGCTGCAAGTGCCGGACAAGGCCCCGAAGGAAGACAGCGACGCCGGCATGATCGGATCGGGCCTTTTCGGCTTGCTGTTGCTCGCCGGATCGAAGGCGGGAAGCGACCGCCTTTGGACGACTATAACAAACGCCGTTTTGCCAGCGAATGGCGTTGCGCCGCTGTCGTTCTTGAACGGTTCGGTTACTTCGGCAATGGCGTCGGTCGAAAGCGAAATCCGCAAGGGCTTCGCCAATCGCGCACCTGTGGGCAACGTCATTACGACGATTGTTGGAACGACCGCGCGCAACAATCAAGACGGCGTTATCGCTCGTGTTTACACGCAACAAAACGCTGTCACGAACACGCTTGTTCAACACGTTTCAAGCATCGTGCAAGCGGCGGTAATGTCGGCGTATTTCGACCGTTATATTTGGTCTAGCGTCATTGACGGAAAGACGACGCAAATTTGTCTTGATCGAAACGGGAACGTTTACGTTTTCGGCGAAGGCCCGATTCCCCCGGCGCACATTGGTTGCCGTTCGGACATTGTTCCGGATATTGGCGCCGACGATCCGCCCGAAAGCTATTTCGCGTTCCTCAAGTCGCAACCGCAGGCATTTTTGTCGGATATACTCGCACCGTCCAAGCTGGCGGCGCTGCAAAACGGCAAACTGCGCGCGAAAGATATTCCGCGATTTGACGACGCAAAGCCGATTACGCTTGACGCTTTCGCAACGAAACTTCCCCTGATTCTTAACCCGTAACGCGGTGCGTTACTCAACTTGAACGGTGTTCAAAAATGGCCCTGAAGCGCAAACTTACCGTCGCCGAATTCGACAAGCTTTCCGACGCAATGAAGGCGGAATACAAAAAGGAAGGCGACGCCTACACGCTTGACGTGGAAGGCGACGATGACGTCGGCGCACTCCGTCGCGCAAACGAACGAAACAAGCTGGAAGCTGACGAAGCGAAGGCGGCAGCGAAAAAGGCCGCTGAAGAACTCGCCGCGCTGAAGGAAGGCACGGCGCGCAATTCCGGCGACGTTGCTGCGCTCGATAAATCGTGGCAAGAAAAGTTCAAGGCGCAGCAAGACACCCACAAGGCGGAAAACAGCAAGCTTACCGCGCAACTCGAAACGCACATGGTCGGAAACGTCGCCCGCGATATCGCGTCGAAAATCAGCACGGCGCCGGCCCTGCTGATTCCGCATATCCTGCCGCGACTGAAGATGGACTTGTCCGGCGAAGCTCCGGTTACGCGCATTCTCGACGCAAGCGGGAAAATTTCCGCCCTGACGGTGGAAGACCTGCAAAAAGAGATTGCGTCCAACAAGGAATTCGCCCCTATAATTGCGGCAAATCGCGCGAGCGGTTCCGGCGGTGCCGGAAATGGTTCGGGCGGTGCGCAATCTCGTTTCGGCGGTGCCGGCGCGAACGCAAACAACAACGGCAATCCGCCGCAAGACCTGTCGAAAATGGCGCCCGGAGATTTGGCGGCGCAAATTGCGGCACGTAAGGCGGCAAACCAAACCGCTTAAACGAGGTAGCATCATGGCCCTTTCTGACCTTGCAGTCTTTTCCGAATACGCGTACGACGCGATGACGGAAGTCCAGTCGCAGCAAATCAACCTGTTCAACGCCGCAAGCGATGGCACGATCACGCTTTCCAGCGGCCAGCATCAAGGCGATTACAGCGATCACACGTTTTTCGCCAAGATTTCCGGTCTGGTGAAGCGCCGCAACGCCTACGGCACGGGCGCGCAAGCGTCTTCGCCGCTGGCGATGCTGGTTGACACGATGGTCAAGGTTGCGTCGGGTTCGAAGCCGATTGCGCTTGACCCGGGTCAATTCCACTGGATTCAAATGAATCCGCAAGTGGCCGGCGCCGCACTCGGGCAACAGCTCGCCGCCGCTTCGATGGCCGATATGCTCAACACGGGCATTTCCGGTTGCGCCATCGCGACGGCAGCGCAAGCCGCGCTGACGAAAGACCTGACGGCGGGCGTTCTGGCGTTTACCGGACTGGCGCAAACGGCCGGTTTGCTCGGCGACCGTCAGAGCGCGATTCGCGCTTGGATCATCCATTCCAAGCCGATGACTGACCTGTACGTCAACGCGTTGACCAACGCGCAAATCCTGTTCAAGTTCGAAACGGTCAACATCGTTCGCGATGCGTTCGGCCGTCTGTTCGTGATGACGGATGCGCCGGGTCTGACCTACGTTTCGACCGGCACGAAGTATCGTACCCTCGGTCTGCAACCGGGCGCGATCACGATCCACCAAAACAACGACTTCACCGACAATTTCCAGGTGACGAACGGCGATGAAAACATCGGCCGTACGTACCAATCGGAATGGTCGTTCGAACTTGGCCTGAAGGGTTACACCTGGGACAAGACGAACGGCGGCAAGTCGCCCAATGATGCCGCGCTGCAAACCGCGACGAATTGGGACAAGATCGTCACCGATATCAAGGACATGGCC